GACCCCCTTGCATACGCGTTCCCATAGCCTCAGCTAACCTGTCCATTCAGCAATAAATATCTACAAGCTACCTTGGCCGTGTATTGCTTTTTTGTTGGCATGTTTGCAAAAACTTTGCAACCACACCACCTGTTTGCCCTACAGCATCTTTCTGCAGCTGCCAAACTTGGTTGTTAGTTCCCCTCCCTAACTACCATACACGCATCTCCAAGGCGCACCTGCTAATTTACGTTGATATACCCTGAGCTGTCAGCCTGGCTTCCTGCCGCAGTTGCTTCCAGCTGTTGGCTGGGTCGCATCTCTCCGCGGTCGTAGACAGCTCGGCGTCTCTCGACCGTTGGCGGTTCCCCGCGGCACCACACCTGGTTGGCACCAGTACTGGTGTTTCGTGACACCGTCTTCGGTCTTGGCAGAATTACCAGATTCAGGTTTCTACTCGTCTCTACTTACCAAGCACCGGGCGCGGTGCCTTAACCTAGTTCGAGTAACCTGGCACCTCACCAGGGCCGACCGGATCCGGTTCCCGATAAACAAGCCAAGCCCGCGCGTCACCGGTCCTCAAACAAGGTAGGTATAGTGACCATTACTACATGTATCTTTCTACATCCTTGTTCCGGCTATTTCAACCGCTTTGACCTCCTTTTTTACTATATTTACTCTGGCTACTGTTTCCTGTACTGTGTACGGAACACCACATTCGGTCGCCTAGCTATTTTACAATACCGTTATTGTTGCCAACAATAATCGCGCCATACTTGTTCCTGCAGGCTAATCTTTTTTTCACCCCATTGGTTACCCTATATAAGATAGAATGGAAAAAAAAAACTACTTGGAGAATGGACTATCCTAGTACTTTGCAGGGTCTGTGCCAGACGTTTGATGTTACGTTCCAGGAGTTATCCATAGCCTGTAAGCGGTGCAGAACGGAGCTTACATTTGGAGATAAGGCGTTCTTTCGTCTGGGAAAATTTAGTGTGGTTTGGAAGAAAGATTGGCCTTATGCATTATGCCAAGTGTGTGCACGAGAAATAGCTGCACATGAATTCTACTTCCATCAACAAGAGGCATTGCAGGCAGAGGACGTGGAGGAATATATAGGGTGTGCTGTAGACGAGTGGCTGGCGAGGTGTAGTGAGTGTTTTAGGGTGCTGCTGCCTTTTGAAATTACTGACCTTGCAAAACAGAATTGCACGGTGTATATAATTAGAAATCGGCTACATATCCGCTGCATCCTGTGTCGGGGTGGATATCGGCAATCATGCATGGGGAGACAGCTACCGTGCAGGACGTGACACTGGACTTATCACCACTAACAATACCCACACCCGATGTTGACTTAAGATGCGAGGAAACGGTGGATTTTACTGGAGTAGACTGGACGGCAGTGTGTGTATTACAGAACGAGAAGATACTGCAGGAGGAGCTTGGAGCTAGAATAGGGAAAGCATACAAAATACAAGCGGAGTGTGGACAGTGTGGAGTAGGGGTGTGTGCATGCTTCCTTGCAACACATGAAGGAATCGTCGGCCTGGAGAGATTGCTCTTTGATGATGTGTATTTCCTATGCTACGGATGTGGAACTGCTATAAAATATCACCATGGCGGCTAAAAAAGGTAGAGACCTCAGAGAGGGTAGTGGGGCTGCATTTATATTGGCAGAGGCTGAATGTAGTGAGGATGATAGTGTGAGTGAGGATGTCGTCGATCATGCATGTAGGGCATCCGAACAAGATTTCATAGACGATGCAGAGGTGGAGGAGGGAACTACCCAACATCTGTTTTCCCGGAAAGAGGCTGAGGAGGACCGGGAGCGCCTTAAAGTTGCATTAAAACGAAAGTATAGGTATAGGGGAGGTAACGAGGATGAAGGAGGTTGTAGATCGGGAGAAGGAGCTGAGACACCTCCGAGAAATAAGCGAAGGATTCTGGCGACGTTACAAAATGATAGTGGGGTTGCCCTGAGCGAAGATGAAACTGCAAGTATTGATGAGGTGGGAACGGGGTCAAACGCCTCGGGCAGCATAGCGGGGAATCAGGAGAATGTACCGCCAGCAAATAGACCACATAGGGCACCGGAGGAGTTATTAAGAGCAGCCAATAAGAAAGCATTGATATTGGGGAAGTTTAAAGCATTGTACGGAGTGAGTTTTGCGGAACTAACAAGACCCTTTAAAAGCGATAAAACGTGTTACGGGGATTGGGTATTGGCGGTATATGGTGTCAATGAAACACTTGTAGAGAGTGCAAAGATGCTTCTGCAATCGCATGTCCAGTTTATGCAGCTAACCCATATGGCCGGGGAAGGCTGTACAATGCTGCTAATGTTGATAAGATTGAAACATCATAAATCTAGAGAGACACTGTTAAGATTGTTACGGGGTATACTATGTGTCTCTGAAGGTCAGATGATGGCGGAACCCCCCCGTACACGGAGCGTGCCAGTGGCCTTGTTTTTTTACAAATATACAATCTCAGCACTAGCATATAACTTCGGGGAGGTGCCCGAGTGGATACGGAAACAAACACAGATTAATCACCAAAATGCGGATGAACAGAAATTCGACCTGTCCACAATGGTGCAGTGGGCATATGATTTCGATTATACAGATGAGTGTACAATTGCCTATCAATATGCACAATTGGCGGACGAGGATAGTAATGCAAATGCATGGTTAAATAGTGCAGCACAGGCAAAATATGTAAAGGACTGTGCAACCATGGTAAAATATTATAAAAATGCAGAGATGAGGGACATGACCATGTCAGGGTGGATCCATGCACGACTAGAAAAAATAGCAGGGGAAGGGGATTGGCGTGTCGTGGTACGCTATCTTAGGTATGAGGGGGTGGAGTTCTGTGTGTTTTTGAATGCACTAAAACATTTATTAAAAGGCACCCCAAAAAAAAACTGTTTATGCATCTGGGGACCGCCAGATACAGGGAAATCCATGCTCTGTATGGGGCTGATACGTGTACTAGGGGGGAGGGTGTTATCATTTGCAAATTCAAAAAGTCAGTTTTGGTTGCAACCATTGGCAGATACAAAGGTCGCACTTATAGATGATGCTACGGGGCCCTGTTGGGATTATATGGATACATATTTAAGAAATGCCTTAGACGGGAATCCGATATGTATAGATAGAAAGCATAGAGCCCCGCTGCAGATAAAGTGCCCGCCCATTATCATAACAACAAATTTTGATGTCAAACTCACCGGTAGGTGGCCCTACCTAAATAGCAGGGTAACAAGTTTTAAATTTGAGCAGCCCTTCCCCTTTATTGACGCGGATACGCCCACATTTCCACTAACAGATGCAAACCTCAAGGCATTTTTTGTTAAGTTCTGGGGACAGTTAGAGCTGAGCGAGCCGGAGGACGAGGGGGACGATGGAGGCGCTGCTCGAACGTTTAAATGTGGTGCAAGAAGGTCTGTTGCAAATATATGAGAGGGGCCTGGAGGATCTTGATAGCCAGATAGAGCACTGGGAATGTATAAGGAGGGAAAATGTACTTTATCATATGGCAAGGAAAAGCCTGATTACCCGTCTGGGGTATCAGCCGATACCCACTCTGCAGGTATCGCAGGCAAAGGCTAAAACAGCTATTGAGATGAGTTTGAATCTGCGGGCATTGAAAGAGAACTACGGACAAGAGAAATGGACAATGCAGGACACTAGTGAGGAGCGCTATAAAGCGCCGCCTACGCAGTGTTTTAAGAAAGGTGGTTTTTCCGTGGACGTGTGCTTTGATGGCGAAAAAGATAATAGAATGAGCTATACCGCCTGGACGGTGGTTTACCATCAGACCGATGTGTCAAAGTGGGAAAAAGCCTCCGGGGGTGCAGACTTTTGGGGCTGCTACTACCATGAAGGGACCTCAAAGACTTACTATATTACATTTATGGAAGAGGCCCAGCGGTATGGACATACGGGTGTGTGGGAAGTACATACGAACTCTGAGACTTATACCTGTCCCTCCCCCACAAACTCTGTTATTAGCTACGGCGACCGGACCACCGTCGCAGACCGCGAGACACCGGCGACCCCCACCGACGGGGCTGCCGACGGACCCGCAACCGGCGGAGGGACCACCACCGACCTACCCGACACCCCAGCTACCGGACGCCATCCCGAAGCGTATGCAACAGCCGAACCTGGGGGCGACAGCCGCACTGCCCGCGTATCTACTGGGGGCAGGCCCATTCCAAGCCCACAGAAGGAACCCGCTACTCGCCCAAGTTGTATACGCGCTGGTCGCAGCGGAGCTACCGGGAGAGACTGCCTCCCTGGGCCCCTTCCCAGAAGAAAGCGACCCGGGGACACCGGAGGACACACTGAAAGACCTGCTAAAAGACATCTTACGTCGGTGGGGGGGGGACTTGGAGAGACTTGTGGAGAACGTGAGCCTTGCGGTGCTGTGGTACCTGCGAACGGTGGACAATTCCCCATAATATTGGTCTGCGGGGGTGCAAATCAGCTTAAGTGTTGGAGGTATAGAACACGATCAAGGTATGCTCAATACTTTACAAGGTGTAGTACAACGTGGACATGGGCATGTGGGAGTGCGGACTCGGATAATGAGGACACGGGGAACAAGGGGTCTGCACGCTTGGTGGTGGGGTTTGACTCAACACAGCAACGCACACAGTTTATGGAACACGTCCCCATACCTCGTGGAGTGTCAGCGGTATATGGGGAATTAGCCGCTTTCTAGCTATCGAACTCTTTCTGCAAGATGACCCGTGCACGTAGGAAACGTGCGGCAATCTCGGACATTTACCCTTCTTGTAAAATAGCCAATAATTGTCCAGATGATGTTGTAAATAAAGTCGAAGGAAATACAATCGCTGACCGCTTATTAAAGTGGATTAGTTCCTTTCTGTATTTCGGGGGGTTGGGCATCGGGTCGGGGTCCGGTGGGGCAGGTCGATTTGTTGTAGGCCGCGGTTCCCTTCCCGCAATAGCGGAGGTTGTCCCTGAATCCTTAGGCCCTGTTGAGTCCACTGTAGACATTGCAGGATCTACTGTAGACGCGGAGTCACCTGCACTTATCCCTCTGCAGGAGGTGACAGTATATGCCCCAGAAGTCTCCGTAATAGATTCCACTGGATCACTGGATACAGTCGTGTCCACAGGAACTTCCGCCCCCCCCCTCACTGCACCTGATCCCTCTGTGAGAGGTGATCTTGGCACACTAGCCTCAAGGGTCCGTATTGGGGACCCGAGTATACGAGGCGACCTACAGGTATTGGCCGCCCGTGCCTTAAATGAAAGCGCTATTTTGGAGGTGACCCCTGAACCTCCGGCGACACGACCGACCTCTGTCAGCCACATCGAATTCCATAATCCAGCGTTCCAACCCCCTCTCCACGCACCTACTGTCACAGGCGAGTCCTCTATATCTGAAGATGTACTTGTCTTCTCCTTTTCTGGTGGCCAGCATATAGGCCCACCCCCTGGGGAGGAGATTCCCTTAATGGATCTCCGCCCAGATCTACTCCGGCCACGTGCGACCAGCACACCAGAGGGCACCTTACCCGCCTCCAGAGTACGCGGGGACCAGCGTTACCTACGCCGGGTCCAGCAGGTGCCTGTCCGCGACCCCACATTTCCCCGCACGCCCTCCCGCCACGTCTATTTTGATAACCCTGCATTCGAGACCTCAGAAAGTATAGAGTATCCCGTCCCAGCTACACCCCAGGCTGCACCCACAAGTGACTTCCATGATATAGCTAGGCTAGGGCACGTACTGTATGGTGAGTCTGCAACTGGCCATGTGCGTCTCAGTAGACTGGGCACACGTGGTTCAATTCAAACTAGAAGCGGCCTGCAAATTGGCGCGAAAGTGCACTTCTTTCATGATGTCAGCACAATTGGGCCGGACTCTTTTGAACTGCAACCAATCGGTGAACAGTCAGGCACCTCCACTATTGTATCAGGGGATACCTCTGGTTATGAGCAAATCGACCTGCACGACCCCACTCCCCCATATCCTGATGAGGATCTCTTGGACACCTATGAGACCATTTCTGATTCTAGCCGCCTTGTATTTAATGATACCGAAACCTCGGCCGGCTCTTCCCGCCTACTTCTTAGTAGCGCTGACCGATCTAATATCATTATATCCGATATCGAGGGCCCCCTTGATGAGGGACTTAATACCGCTGGCTATGGTGTCTTTGTCCGGGACGGGGATGGTAACCAACCTCTGCCCACACCCAATCATATTGATCCCTATATTCCCCCTATTGTTATAATTGACCTCACCTCCACCAGTATTGATTACTTTTTGCATCCCTCACTTGCTAAACGTCGCCGCAGACGCGCTCACTGGTCATTTCTTGCAGATGTCGGTTTGGCTACCTAACAGTGAACAGGTCTATCTCCCCCCTACCCCTGCTACCCGTATTCTAAATACGGATGAGTATGTGACCCGCACCAATATCTTCTATCATGCAAATAGTGATCGCTTACTAACCATTGGCCACCCCTATTTCGAACAACGTGATCGCCAGGGGAAGGTCACTATACCTAAAGTGAGTGGCAACCAATACCGGGTCTTTCGGATGAAACTACCCAACCCCAACCGCTTCGCCTTAACGGACACACATATATATGACCCCTCCAAAGAACGACTCGTATGGGGTTGTAGGGGTGTGGAGGTATCCCGTGGCCAACCCTTGGGTCTTGGTGTCACCGGGCATCCTTATTTCAACCGCATAATGGATAATGAAAACCCATCCGGGCCCCCGCCTGCAGCGGGTGATAACCGTCAGGACATGGCATGCGATGTTAAACAGGCCCAGGTTATTATGGTGGGTTGTCGCCCTCAACTCGGGGAGTTTTGGAAGGCCGCTCTGCCCTGTGCACCAGATAACCCACAACAGCCACCTCCCGAACAGGGACACTGTCCCCCACTGGAACTCCTCACCGCCGTTATAGAGGATGGTGACATGGCTGACTTAGGCTGGGGTTGTATGGATTTCAAGAATTTACAGGCCTCTAAGGCTGATGTACCCTTGGATCTTGTCAACAATATCAGTAAGTATCCGGATTATATCAAGATGAATCAAGATACCTTCGGTGATCGCTTATGGTTCTATGCACGGAAGGAGCAGATGTTTACCAGGCATATGATGTCGCGGGGTGGCCTTACCAATGAAACAGTACCCCCCGAGTTCTATCGTTCCAGACAGGATAACAGGACCACGTCCAGCATATACTATGGCATGCCTAGTGGTTCCCTGGTCTCCAGTGATAATCAGCTCTTTAACCGACCATATTGGTTACAACGTGCAACTGGACATAATAATGGTATTTGTTGGGATGAGGAACTCTTTGTTACTGTCCTGGACAATACACGTGGCACCAATATGACCTTGTCCGTCCAGGCTAACCAGCATCCACAGGACCATTATCAGGAAACAGACTATGCCCAATATCTCCGTCATGCAGAAGAATTTGAACTGTCCTTTATATTTCAACTTTGTAAAGTAGCTCTGACACCGGAGGCCCTCACCCATCTACATACAATGGATCCTCGGATTCTTGAGGCCTGGCATATAGGTTTGCAGCCCCCCCCCTCCGCTACCATTGAAGACCACTATCGGTATATTCGCTCCCTTGCTACCCGCTGCCCTGAGAAGGAAACCAAAGCCGAAGCGGAGGATATTTATAAACAGTATAACTTTTGGGGGGTTGATCTATCTACTAAGTTTTCCTCTGATCTTGACCAGTTCCCTCTTGGTAGGAAGTTTTTATTTCAAACCGGCGTTCGCACGCTAAAACGCACTCGGAAAACTACCTCGACCCCCACCACCGCCCCGAAACCCGCGAAACGTAAACGAAAGGCGTGA